GTAAAACATTGTCACGGGACATCTTGAGGTCAATAGACCCTTCAACCCAGCATGGATTTTCGTGAAATATTGCGTGAGGGTTAAGCTCGAGTTCCCAAAGTGTTATTTCCTTATCGTGAGAACCACACATACGCCTTAGCAATGCGGCATAACACTTGTCATCAGCGCAAAGTTCTCTCAACATTCCCACAATGGTGTTGGTGTTTAACCACACAAAACCACAGGTCTTGTGACTAGAAACTAGATCTCCGGACTTCATAATCACAGGTATTTGAGGACATATGGAAATAGTGTCCTTGTCGGTTAAATGAGCCTTTGTAGCTGGGGCGGAATTGTCTATAAGCTGCATGAAATAAGCAAGAAAAGCAGCTGGCTGTTGCGAAAATTGTGGATTCTGGGCATAAGCATCCTCCAAAGTGATTGAAATAGAATTCATGTCGTTCTGATCATAATCACTACCAAAATTCTTCGTACAAGAATGCTTTGCAACCTCAGACAGCGTCATGGCCCTACCATCATTGACAGCAATAGCACCAGAATCAAAGCCGTCAATATGTTGAGAAAGCAAAACTGGATCACTCAAAATCTTAACAACTTCGGCCACGAGTGCCATGGTGGTATACGTGATAGAGATACTCTTACCGCAACCTCCAGAACCGTAAAGACTATTGACAAAAGGGGACGCACCCCTAAGACTGCGTGATCCCTGTTGAAGCTCGATAAGATTTTTGTTAAAAGTGGAAATAATATTCTTGACTTCAATACTAATAGCAGGGCCCCGCAAATACTGATACTTGGAAATGTTAATCTTCTCTGACTTGATATAATCAATAAGGCTGTAAGCATTAGTAATAAAGCAGCCGTTAAATTTGATAGAATACTTTTGAGACAAATTACATAATTCCGTACAATCTCTGTAATGGAGCATCATCTCGTTATAACCATTGCTGTTAATAAGGTTAGAAATCCTGCGAACTTCTCGAACGCCAGGGGAAATGCCTTGTCCAATAACAGACTTAAACAACATGGTTGTAACAGACACTCCAATGGTAGCAATAAGTGTAGCAATAGTTGTCTCACTAGATAACTTATTGACAATTTCATTGACGGCGACACCAAAGACGCCTGATGTAATCTGTGGAGTTTCCTTAGGCCAAAACCTACGAATTGATGCTGCAAGTGCAGAAAATGTAAGAGCCTTGACAACTCCATTCACATGAGAATCAGAAAAAAGTTCCTGAAACAAATTACCACATGTTTCAGATGCACTATCAGGAACTATACTAAGAAGTTTGGCAACAATTTTATCCAACTTGTCAACGGCACCACCTACTGACTCAGAACTCTCAATTGCCTTCGTCTTAAAATTAAAAGCCATGCGAGCGCCTTTATCTAAAAGCTTCTTTACAGAATCGCACAATTTCACACCATAAGAACGGAGACCATCATCAAAGCCAGCAAAACTGGAGTCCTCGTAAAGGCCCGCGACGGCCATAATGGGAACTACGGTGACAATAACAGTTTTACTGATGGTGTTAAAATAGCTGGTAAGGCCTCGGTTGGTATTAGTATTAAAAACAGGCAAGGTGCTAAAGAAATTAGTCAAACAAACAATGGCAAAGCCGGATGTTATCGGTTGGGAGCGAACTTGTTCAATAGCTTTCCTGAAAAAGTCAACGATGTCAATAGTAAGAGTGGAATAGTCATTGTCAGCTTTAACAAAAGCCGGTAAGGAAAGATCAGGAATGAAATAATCGCCGCTAGCCTTTATGAAAGCAGGTAATGAAAGGTCGGGAGAAAGTCTAGGGCTTTCGGTAGACTCATCAAGATTGTCTTCAGGAAAATCCTCGACAAAACTAGAATTAGAAGTAGAATTGGGAATACAAGTAGTTAAACCAATGGAATCGGTAAAACTTTGGTTACTATTGGCCAAATCCTGTTGTCTGAGACACTCATCTATGCCATTCATAGTGGTCCAGTGTGGGAGGAAACCATACATTAACAAAGGCCAAGTAAAAGCACCGGTTACATAAAAATTCCTAGATCTTTGGACTTTGTCCTTAATATCAAAAGAATACGCAAACA